AATGCGATAACGAACATTGTAAGGCAGAAAATTGTACCTGTGATCCTTGCGAATGTGCAGAAGATAAATGTTGCGATTGTAAATAATGCCTGGTGTTGCTCGTAATGGTGTAGATATTGCAGGTGGAGTTGCGATTGAAGGTAGTGGTGATGTCAATGCTAATGGCTCAGGTGTTGTGCGATTGGGTGACAAGGTCATTTCACATGGTGTAGCACCTCATTCAGTTAACCCGCCTATGATTGAATCCTCATCTACTGTCTTTGCTAACGGTATAGGAGTATGTCGTTCTGGAGATAAAGCGAATTGTCTTCATCCTATTTCAGGAAGTTCTGATGTAAATGCCGGATAACTGTATAAATAGTTAGATGGCAATACTACAATCAGGATATACGGACGCTCAAAGAACAAACGCAAGTGCTAGAAGCTCTCGTTTGTATAAAGATATTTCTTTGAGTTTTGAACGAAATTTAGCCACACAAGATATTATCCAAAAGACTGACATTGAAGCAGTTAAGCAATCAGTAAGGAATCTCATATTAACAAATCATTATGAACGACCTTTCCATCCAGAAATAGGATCAAGTGTTAGGAATATTTTATTTGAGCCTATCAACCCTATTACTGCTAGTGTATTAACTCGTTTGATTGGTGAGGTTATCGCAAATTTTGAACCAAGAGCAAGACTTGTGGGTGTAGATGCTCGACCTAATTTTGATGATAATGCCTATGAGGTAACAATTAGTTTTTATGTAATTAATATACCAGGTGAATTAGTTAATTTAGATGTAATGCTAGAAAGAAGTAGATAAGATGGCTAAAAGATTAAATGTAACAGAATTAGATTTTGATACCATTAAAGGTAATTTAAAGACATTCCTAAGAAACCAAGACCAATTTACAGATTATGATTTTGAAGGTTCTGGTCTTTCTAACATTTTAGATTTATTAGCATACAACACACATTACAACGCTGTCTATGCCAATGTATTAGCAAATGAAATGTTTATTGATAGCGCTGACTTGCGAAACAGTATTGTTTCACACGCCAAGCATGTTGGCTATACTCCTCAAAGTGCTACATCACCTATTGCTTATTTAGATTTAACGGTTGTTGGTGCAACTGGTAATACTCTTACAGCGGCAAGAGGTACAACTTTTCAAACAACTGTTGATAGCGTTACTTATAATTATTTGGTGAAAGACGATACAACAATTACACCAAGTGCAGGTGTTTATTCTTTTTCAAGTTTACCTGTTTATGAAGGAACTTTAGTTACAAATAAATATACTGTTGATACGGCAAATGCAGACCAAAGATTTTTAATTGCGAATGAATTAGCAGATACAACAACATTAAAAGTAACGGTTCAAAATTCTTCTGCTGATTCAACTACAGCAACATATACACTTGCTACAGATTTAGCAGATGTAACAGGTACCTCAACTGTTTATTATCTTGAAGGTGCTGAAGATAGTCAACACGAAGTATTTTTTGGTGATGGGGTTTTAGGTAAATCACTATCAACAGGAAACATTGTGACCTTATCTTATATTGTAACTAATGCAGACGATAGTAATGGTGCAACAACTTTTTCGTTGTCAGGTAATGTGGGTGGGTTTACAAATGTTACTGTTACAACAGCAACTAATTCTGCTGGCGGTGCTACAGCGGAGAGTGCTAACAGTATTCGTTTCAATGCACCCAAAAGTTGGACAACACAAAACAGAACAGTAACAGCAAGAGATTATGAAAGTAAGGTTAAGCAAATATTTACCAATGCAAAGTCTGTTCAAGTATGGGGTGGAGAGGATCACGACACACCTGTTTATGGACGAGTTTATATTAGTATTAATCCTAAAGTAGGTACATCATTAACAGAAGCAAAGAAAACAGATATTATTTTACAATTGAAAGATTTTAATGTAATGTCTATTACACCTGTCATAGTGGATCCAACTACAACATATTTACAGTTAGTAGTAAATGTAAAATATGATGCTAAATCTACAACCAAATCAAAAGATACTATTAAGTCACTTGTTACAAGTGCAATTACAACATATAATTCAGATGAGTTACAAGAGTTTGACCAAATGTTTAGGCACAGTAAATTTATATCAACAATGAACAAGGTTGATACTTCTATTCTGTCAAATATTACAACAGTTAAATTACATAAGTCATTTACGGCAACTACAACAGCTGCAACAACTTATACTATCAATTTAAATAATGCATTGTACAATCCACATTCAGGACATAATGCAACTGCTGGTGGTATTCTATCATCAAGTGCATTTACGATTAATGGTGATGTAACAAATGATTATTATTTGAATGATGATGGTGATGGTAATGTCCGTATATATTATTTAAGTGCTGGTACAAAAATTTATACAAACAATACATTGGGTACAGTTAATTATACAACTGGACAAATAGTACTTAATGCATTGTATATAACTTCTGTTGGTGATGTTGATGGTGCAACTTCCACAGATGTCCGTTTGACTATTATACCAAATTCTGTTGATACAATACCTGTTCGTAATCAATTGTTAGCGATAGATGAGACCAATTCAACGGTAACTGTTTCTGCTGATACTTTTGAAACAACTTCAGGTATAGGTTATACTACGGCTACAAGTTATGCGAGCTAATCAATGGCAAAGTTTGCAAAGAAATTAAATCCTCTTGTAAGTAGGCAATTACCTGAACACATCCAAGCTAATAGTCCTTTATTAGTAGATTTCATTAAACAATATTATGAGTTTATGGACTCAGCACAGATTACACTATCAAGTGTAACTGCTTCTGACCAAGTATTACTAGAAACAGAAACAGAAGGTCATTTGGCAATGGATGCTACTGATGAACACGGTAGCGATGAAGGTGATTTTCTTTTAAGTGAACAAGGGACTGTAGGTGAATTTACAAAAGGTGAAACCATTACTGGTGGCACTTCAGGTGAAACGGCAACAATACTTGCTGAAGATACTGACAATTTAAAAATTTGGATTTCTGCTAACTCAAAATTTATTACAGGTGAAATTATTACTGGTAGTACTTCAGGTGGTAGTGGCATTGTTGGAAAATACCGTGCTAATCCAAATGAAGTTCTTACACAACTTTTAGAATATGCAGATGTCAATGATTCGTTAGATGATTTCTTTACAAGTTTTAGAAACGCTTTTCTCCAAACAATACCAAATGATTTGGATGACAATGTAAATAAAAGACAACTTACAAAAAATATTCTTTCCTTGTATAAAAGAAAAGGTACAAAGAAAGGACATCAAATCTTTTTTCGTGCATTACTAAATGAGGAAGCAGAATTATATTATCCAACTGTTGATATGTTGCGAGTATCAGATGGTAAATGGACAACAAAAAAAATAATTAGAGCAACACTTCTTACACCAACAACTGGTGATATGACCCGCCTTACAAGTCAAACAGTTACACAGGATAATGTTATTACTGATGCTAATATTAATTTAGCTACTGCTGTTGTTGATAGCGTATCAGTTTCTAATATTAATATTAGTGGTACTCAAACAAGTGTAGGAACATTTGTGTTGAATAATGTTACAGGAACTTTTGTGGATGGACAAACATTTTATGCTACAGATAATGAAGACAGTTCCGTAAGAATTACTTGTACTATAGGATCCATAATGGATGATATTACAGTTACATCACCAGGTCGTTATTATACAGTAGGTGAAACTGTTGCAATATCAGGTGGTGGTGGAGATGGTGCTTCGGCACAAGTTGAAGATACATCATATGGTTCAATTGAAAATATTATTGTTGAAACACCTGGTACAGGTTATGTTGTTGGTGATACTTTATCTGTCACAAACCCCACATATGGTTCTGGTCTTGCTGGTAGAGTTGAAGTTGTCAATGGAGGTTTTCGATTAGAGGCAGATAGTTTAGAAGAAGGTCGTATTATTATAGAAGATACTACAGATGATATGGTTGTAATGGAGGACGCAACAAATTCAAGTTTAGGTGATGTTGTTAAAGTATTAATTACTAATAGTGGTTATGGATATGCTTCATTACCTACAGTAACAATTAGTACAAGTACTGGTACTGGTGCAGGTGTCTTTCCTGTTTCATCAGGTGTAGGTAAAGTATTAAGTGTTAAAAATGTTGACCAAGGATTTAGTTATGAAACAGCGCCAACTTTGTCACCAAGATTGCATATGCAGATTGATACCCTATCTGCTAATTTTACGGATGGTGAAACGATTAGTGCAACAGCTGAAGATAATATTATTTTAGAGAGTGCAGATGCTTTAGATGGTGACATAAGTTTAGAGGATTACAGGCATCCTCGTTTCAGACAAGAAGACGGTTATGGTGATATTGAGCTTGAAGATGATACTGGTGTGCTAGAAGTGGAAGAAAACATTACAGAAGGTGTTTTAGAATTAGGACCTGGTCGTATTATTACAGAAGATGGTGATGTGTTGATCCATTCTTATTATGCTCACACAGATGAAGTTGATTTTTTAATTGTTACACATGATGGAACAACTGAAAGCAGATTGCAACACGAAACATCAGGAAGTGTATCTGGTACATTAGAATCATTTGTTGGTGCAACAAACATTATGACACTTACAAGTCCTACTGGAACCTTTGATGATAAAGTTACGATTACAGGTGGTACTTCAAGTACAACTGCAAGAGTTCGTAATGCTGATAAAGCAATTATGACATCAACGAATGGAACAGTTATTACAACAGATGGTGCATACACAGGTGTTGATGGACAAATTTCAGAATCAACGAAAAAGATACAAGACAGTTTGTATTATCAGGATTATTCTTATGTTGTAAGAGTAGGTGAGAGTATCGCAGCTTGGAGAGATTATCTCAAATCTGCCGTACACCCAGCAGGTTTTTATGTTGTTGGTGAAGTAAGCATACGAACACTATTAGACGCAAAAATGAAAGTTGGATTTGTGAGAACATCTGGTGTTGTTGAACCTGATGAGGTTGTTGAAATATATACAGTTATATTTGGTGAGAAGATAGGAAGACGATTAGGAACAACAAGTGATGGTACAACGCAAAGAACAAACGCCGAAAGAGGTATTGAATTTGCTGCTTCATATACATCAAACACTAGAGATGTTACATTAACAACAGAAAGAACACTTAATCTTGGTCCAAGGTCTTCACCAAAGACCGTGCAGGGAGTTGATGTTATACAAGGATTCGTTTATGGTGGTCCTAGATATTCTGCCATTAATCGTTTTGCCTCAACGGCTTTTGACCATACTCCTGATAAGTTACTTATGGATGCTTCAGATGGTTCTTCTACAGATGAAAAAGATGATATTATATTAGAAGATATTTTAAACAATGGTGAAATAAAGCAGGAACTAGGTTTAAGAGATATGGATAGTGGAGTTACACTTGTTATTTTAAATAATGTATTGATAACAGGTACAGGTAAGACACCACCCAATGGAGAAACACCTACATTTGCGACTTTTAATTCTGATTTAAAGACAAACTTTGCCATCCCAGCACAAATAAATACTTCATATGCTTAATTTATGATTATAAATATTAATGGAGTGTATAAATAGATTATAGGAAACAATTATGCCAGCAATTATTACAAAAGATTTTAGAATCCACAACGCAAGACAATTTCAAGAGAGTTTTAGTGAAGCCGCTGATACATATTATCTTGCAATAGGACGACCTCAAGCATTTGCAGACAATCAAGCATTTAATGACGGAACAGATACATCTCCACCAACACCGGTTGATGATGTAGGACAAGTAGAATACTATGCATATGATGATTTATTGTCTGCTAAAAAAATAGCAAGTTCAGATACGACATTAGTAATACCAAGGAGAGATTGGGCAACTGGCACTACTTACGATTATTATAGACATGATTATGGAGATATTAATACTGCTGGTGCTACAATTACATCTAATAGTAATGCGACAACTTTATATGATTCTACATTTTATGTGGTAAATTCAAGTTTTGATGTATTCGTATGCATAGACAATGACGGTGATACTGCTTCAACAACTGAACCAACTACTAAACAAGCAGCTATATTTTCAACTGCTGATGGATACAAATGGAAATATATGTATTCATTATCTTCTGCTGAACA